CCGAGCGAAGGAAGATGCGATAGCGGAAGAGACTGCCAGCACGCTTCAGAACGCAAAGCAAATCGGCGAAGGGATGATCGTCCTCAACGCCATTTGGAACCAAACGAAACTCATTGCCACGGAAAGCGCCGACGCCACGCTTATGGCGCTCGGTTCATTGAATCAGATGCCGGAGATGGCTCAAGCCGCCGTCAATCGCCCGGTCGACACAGCCAATGGAGCAATACTCGGCGTGAGCGCTGGGCCGCTACTGCAAGCCATTGGCAGCACACTTGAAGCCATGTTCGCAAAGGTAAAGGGAGACTAATGGGAGCGCTCAAGATCATTAAACACGCCAGTGGCCCACAGTACAAGGTGCAAAGCCCTGGACAGCCGTTCACTATGACTGAGTCGTGGCTCGTGTCGTGGATTCCTACCAATGAGGCGGACGTCCAATCTTGCCCGGAAGATATTGCAATCATCGTCGCTGCTTCGGAAACAGGCGCGGGTGGCGCTTACATTCCAAAGGTGCAAGCGCGGTACACCGGTTGCGACGCAAACGCGTCGTTCCTTGTATGTGAGTCGGTCGATTGGCGCGTGATGCCAGGTGCGCTGAAGACTTGGATGGTTACCGCGAACTGGTCAAGCCTGATGGAGTTCCAGTACAACGCGACGGTACCGGAACCGTGGACGCGCGTCACGCGCACAAGTTCAATGCGCCAGATGCCGATTTGGCGAGTAGACGCGGCGATCCCAGCGGAGCCGTATACGTTCCCGCCAGCAGCAGCGGGTGGCGACATTGGCGGCACAAAGGTAGACATTGGTGGGCAGCCCGCGAATCGGTTCGTACAGCAGATGCAGATCATCTGCGAGTTCCATTACGACCGTACGTTCACGCTTGGGCCCGATGAGGAGATCGCACCGGAGCCGGGCCCGTACTTCAGCGGCTGGCTCGGTACGCGCAACTCGGAAACATTCCTTGGCTACGAACCGGGACAGATCCTTTGCAATGGGATCAGCATCTCGCCAGTGAACGATCAGATCTACATCATGCAGTTCAAGTTTCTCTTTGACTGGATGTCGTTCTTTGAACAGCGCCCAGCGCCCAACGCTGGCGGCGCGTCGTTCCTTGCCGCGGCCGCTACCGCTTTCCTTGGCGTTCCGTACCGGCAATCAAGTTTGGTGTCTTGGTACCAACCGTATCCGGATCGTGAGGATCTCAAACTCATGTTCCCGGCGGCTGTCTACGACGCATTCCTCACCGCATTGCCAGCCGTCAACACGTGCGCCACACCGGGACGAAGTCTGGCAAGCAAGCAATTTGATTTCCCGGAGTCATGAGTAACCAGCGTCCCATCTTCAACAGCGGTCTGTACGGGAAAGCCAACCGTACGGTGATGAACGCTTTGATGGATTCAGCGGAAACGCTGGCAGCGAATCAGCCCGCGATCGACTACGCCTACCGCGCATCAATGCCGGAGGCGTTTGCTACGCGTACGTTCCTTGCGCGCATTCAAACCGCGACCGCCATTACCGCGGGCAGGTGGTCATACGCAGGGACAGAAGCCGTATTGCTGTCCGCTTCGCCCTGGCATGAGACTGTGACAGGCACCCAGTACGACTTCACCGGCGCTCTCAATCTGCGCGAGATATTCAACACCAGCGGCACGGACATCGATGGCATGGATTTGACTACGCCAGCATCGACGGTCGGCCCGGTCGGCTCCGCCTACGTCAGCGCAGCATGGGCAACGACAAGCCTTGAAGCGCTAGTGATTATGACTGTGAGTTACACGAAGACGGGCGCAGTCTCGTACTACTTCGATCGACCCAACCCTATCCGGTGCACCTAATGCCAAACCTAGACCTAGCGCTTTCGTATCCGTCCGTAGTCATCGTCCCAGGCGAAGAGTGGTCACTTGCCGGAACAGTCCAGGTGGAAGGCACCTCGACCGCGCAGAACCTCACGGGCTACACGGTCAAAGGCAACGTGCAGATCGGTTCGACGAACACGCTGAACACCGGGACATACGCCGTAGTGGTTGCCGCGTCGGGCACGTTCACTTGGACGCTATCGATGGCGCAGACTGCCGCATACGCGTCTAACTCATGGGGCACGATCGTCCTGTACCTCGACCACGCTAGCACCGATTCGCTGCACATTGCAACGATCGGCTTTCGCACCTCAGCGGAGACCATCTGATGTACACCTCAATGTTTCGCAAGGCGATGCTTGGAGACACTGCGCTGCTCTCGCTGGACTTCACGGCGGGCACTGTGCCCACAGCAGTGACGTTCACACGCGCAGACTCCACGGCGCGCGCAACCTACATTGATGCCAGTGGTTACGTGAAGACGGTTGCCAGTGCTGGCGCTGCGCGATTTGATTACACGGGCGGCGTGGCGAAGGGAATGCTTATTGAGGCGGCTGCTACCAATCTTTGCACGTACAGCACGGACTTAAACGACAGTAACTGGACTAGAGACGGGGCATCTACTGGTGCTTTTGATCCGGTAGTTACTCCGAATTATTCAGCAACTGGGCCGGATGGTGCTTCAACCGTAACGCGGATTGTTTTCAACAAAACCGGAGGCGCATTTTCTCGGATCAGACGTGCAATCAGTGTTTCGAATGGCGCCTACATTATGTCCATTTGGATGAAAGCAAATACCGCGAACGGTGCAGCAAGTACGCAAAACGTTTCTTTAAGACTGGGCGCAAGCAATGGCGTAAATTGCGTAGTGACTACAACATGGCAACGCTTCACCCATACTTATACCGTTGCGGACGGTTCAGCCGAGTTCCAAATTATGTTGTGGGACAATGTTACAACCAACAATGAAACCGCAGACGTATTTGTATACGGAGCGCAGACAGAAAGCGGATCAACGGTCACTTCTTACATCCCTACCGGAGCATCTTCACTAACTCGCCTTGCCGACGATGCCGTGATTCGCAGTACCGCGTGGACATCGCTGTACGCGCAACCAGGTGCAATGGTGGTGGAGTTCTACCGCGGCGCGTACGGTGCTGGCGATCGTTCGATCATGTGCACCGATCCAACGGCCACACGGCACTGGCACCTAAAGCAAGCGAACGCAAGCGCCACGGCGCAGATCGCTTTCAGCACTGGTTCGCCAGTGACGCAGACCGGACTAACTGCCGGACTGAACAAAGTAGCCATTGCATGGAACGCGCCCACGCCTACGGCATCGTTCGACCTATGCGTAAACGGTGCTACGCCAACGTTTGGCGGTAGCAACGTGGGCACCACGCTATCGACCTGGCTAACCCTTGGCTCCCAATCGACCACAGGCGTAAGCGGCACAGGTGTTTGGGATGGCTACCTCAACAACTCAATTAAGAGCGTGAAGTATTACAGCGCCTTGACCTACGCAGAGATGCAAGCGAAGACCACATGACGAACTACTACCTACGCACCACCACATTGGCGCAGATGAACACTGCGCTTGCGTTGATCCCGGAGCCGCGCTACATCGACATGATCGGCACCATTGGTGCTGTGCTTGACATCGACGGCAACGTAATCACGCCGGAAGATCTACGCATCCACGCCAACGTGCGGTGCGAGACCATTGCGCCAGCGCTCCTTGCCACGCTCCCAACCTGTCTACCGGCTACGCCGCGCAGGGAGTTCGTCTGATCTACCTCGCCGTCATCGTCGCTTGCCTATTGACTGGCTGCGCTTCGCAGACGGCGATGATCTCACAGGCAGCGACATCGAGCGCGGCCAGTGCTGCGCTGGCACGTGCGTACTTGGTGCGGGCGAGCGCCGAGCTCGACAGCATCGAGGCGCAAGCCAATGCGGTGCACGAAGCCATTCCGTACGTCAGCGATGACACGCATCCAATCTTCAGTACGCTGACCTACATGAGCATCGGCGCATCGGTGCTTGTAGCCGGTGCACTGATCTACATGTACATACCACGGAGATAAGGAATGCTGACTACAACCCAATACACGATCTGGATGGTGGCGCTACTCGTAGTCACGTTTGCGGGTGGATGCTCAGTCGGAAACACGTTCAGGAAGTTCAGACCAGTAGGAAAGAAGGCACGGAAATGATCTTTGCATCAATGGAATCGCTCATCGGTAGTCTTTGGTTCGGCATCATGCTTGGCGTGATCGGCGTAGTGGGTGGCTACATCTACTGCCGTCGGCAGGGCGGCAAATGAGCCGACGGCGCTGTTGCGGGACTACGGAGGAACATCCTCCCATAGTTGGATGCACGGCTAAACCGTCGGGCTTTGACACACGCGAGTATCAACTGAACTTGCCCGAGTTTCGTCCATTGGTGCTCGGTCGAGTGATTCCAGGCGATCCCGTTGATATCAAGGATCAAGGGATCTTTGCCGGTAACGCTTCGCATCCAGGCTGGGGCATTTCCTACTGCGATTACCACACCGACCCTTATTTCTATTACCAAAAGCAGCAGTCAAGCATTGGCTGTAACAGCAGCAGTAACTTTTGGCACTACGTTGAAGGGCCAGCGACGCAGTACATGAACTCCTTCGGCATGATTTTTGATGGTGCGGATCTTGTGGCTACAGGTTTCGGCCCGCACACCATGACTAAGAACTTTGGAACCACGACAAGCGCTCCAAACGCGTATTGGACTTTGCGCGTGTACATGGAGCGGTGTCGGTACAACGGTTGCAGTGCAATTCCCTACGAGAACCGCACTAATCTGCAGTTGCTCTTTAAGACGCGAACGCGTTACCAAGTACGTTTATGTGAGACGGGCGGCCCGATTGTCGATCGATTCCTCAATACGGAATGGGAAGCCCACTACTGGACGGACGCCTGGACATCGAGCGACGGAATCGGCGACACCTTCTATCTAAAATCGTTTACGCACGTTTCACCGCTTTACTACCCATGCGACACCGCAGAAGGATATTGGGACACATCACTATGCACCCAAAGTTACGAAAAAGGAACCCTTTCGAATTACCCGATCAACATAGTTCCAATGGAGATAACGATGGATCGCCTCTCTTAGGCGACATGGTTGCCCGCGCCACAAAGGCTGTCGGCATAAAGCCTTGCGCGCCGTGCGCCAAGCGCCAGGCAGCGCTGAACAAGGCTACGCCAGGGTGGCTTTCCAGAATTCTGTTGCGAAGTTCCCAACTGGTCGATAGACTCAAAGCACGCGTATGGAAGCGCTAACGGGAGCCAAGACGGCTCCGAGCGTCGCCAGCGCAATGCTTTGAGAGGAGCATTAAATGTTGGATCTACTGCTAGTTTTGTCGGGCTGTTTCAGCATGGGGGTGTTTATGTTGCTGCTGCTGGATCCAAGCCATGAGGCTTGCAAGCCGGAGGTGCGCAAGTGAACGAACTCACCACCAACGAGATCAACCCGGGCGCTATTGTCAAGCGCAACGAGGAAGTGTGCAGGATTGTCGGGCCCATCGTCCGCGCCAAGTACACGCAAGTCATCCAAGGACGCAACTACCTCACCGTGCAGGGCGCACAGGCGATCGCCTCATCGCTCGGCTACACCTCAGGCACTGCCAGCGTTCGCCACGTTGACCCGACGGAAAGCGTGGCTGGATACTGGGAAGCGACCTGCACGGTGATGTTGAATGGCGTCATAGTTGGCTCGGGCATTGGCTCGGTCTTCGACGACGAGCGCCCGTGGAATACGCGCCCACAGTTTGCACGCCAAATGATGGCGCAGACTCGCGCTACTGGCCGTGCGCTCAAAGGCGTAATGGGTTGGGCGTTTGCCGCCCTCGACTACGAAGGCAGCATTGCCGAGGAAATGCCCGAGGAGGCGTCTAGGATGCCTCAGGAAGCGCCCGCGCCTCGCAAGGCACTCGCTGCGCCCTCCAAGGCGTCGAAGCCCGCTCAAGTCAAGCCTGAGCCTAAAGGCGGCCAGCAAGTACGAGGCATTTGTGCAGGAGTTGATCCGAAGACGGCAAAGTCAGGAAAGCAGTACTGGCGAGTAGGGTTGGAAGCCAATGGCGTGGAATGGTTTACGTCGTTCTCGGCGGTTGATCCGGACATCATCGGCAAGTTGGTCATTCTCCACCTGAAGCCCTGGCAAGACGGCGTGATCATCACGGACATCCAGGTGGTGGTTGAGGAAGAGGTGCCGTTTTGAAGCCTCAAATCAGACTGCGCGGCAATGGACATTGGACAGCGCTAAGGGGCCAAAGATCGGAAGCGGTGGTAGCGCAGTATTTCCGAAACCGGAAATTGGAGGTCGTTGAGCAAGGGCATGAGCGGTTAAATCATGACTTGCTAGTTGAAACCTTTGGGCGCGTCCAGGTGAAGACTTGTTACATGATCGATCGGAAGGAATCCGGTCGCAAGAGTTGGCTGCCGACTTCCAAACGACTTCGATGCAACTTGTGTGCTGCTGATAGGCGTTACGCCACTGGCGTAATCGATTGGTTTGCGTTCGTTTACTACCAAAGCGACAGCCCAAGAGTTTGGCTTGTACCTGAAACCAAACTGCGGGCGAATGAGCAATACCTCATCAGCGGTTATTCAATCGCGCTGAACTCCGCTCGCGCTTGTTGGGAATCGGTCGACCTAACACCAACACTTTTGGAGGCCGTATGACCCGTCCTCAACCATCGGAAGTTTGGCGCTGCGGAGCGCTCGACGGCATCCAAAAATTGGTGCTGTTGGCGATTCTTGACTACGGACGCATTGCTTACCCTCGCCAAGCAGTGCTGGCAGCCAAGTGCGGCATCAGCCGTTCGACGTGCCAACGCGCCTTGGATCAACTACGCGCAAGTGGCGTACTGACAACGAGTAGCCGAGGCAAGGCGCTCGTTTACCGGATCAACCTGACAGGCGAGGAGATGCATCAAGTTGATGCATCACGAAGCATCAAGATGACGCAGGAGAAGCATCAAGATGATGCTTCTATCGGCGTCAAGATGACGCAGGGATCGGAACTAGTCCATTTAACTAGTCCACCTAACCAGCAAACGGCTACCGCCGTGAGCGGGTGGGAGGTTCAAGATGACATCGCAAACCGGATCAAGCAACGTGACCCAAGAGCGGACATCAAGAGCCACTGCTCAGTCTGCCGGCGCGTACTCATCTCGCACGGTCTGAGCGACCGTGACGCAGTCGGAGCCTGGCGGCTCCTCTTGGAGCATTGGGCCCGTAGCGGCAATGACGCGTACAGCACACTGAAGTTCCACACCGAGAACCTGGGCGGCGCACGGGACGTCGCCAAGGTTGTCCTACACCGATTGCAGGGGGTCGCATGAAACAGCCAGAACGCCTCGAAGATCAGATCCTTCAGCAAGTGCTTGTGATCCAAGCCTTACGCATGAAGATCGCCCGCATGGAGTCGATTTACACAACGCCACGTTCTGTCAAATCTACTGGGCAGAATGGGACAACCGAAGATACGCGCCACCAGCGTGACACTATCGAGGAATACGGGCCCATTACGCCACGTTGTGTTACGGATAAAGAAGTCGAACAAGCGGAAGATGACGGAGCATGACTAACTCACGCATGAAGGGCAAGAACGGTGAATTGGACGCTTGCCGTGCGCTGGAGAAGTTGTTTCCATTCAAGTGGGAACGTACTGCCCAGCGCTACGGCAAGGGTAAAGCCGACATCGAGGCACAGTGCAGCTGGAAGATCCATGTTGAGGTAAAGCGCCGAAAGACGGGCTACACGTACGTATATGGGCGTCTTGCCAATGACAATTTGATTGTCAGCGGAAGCCTTTTGATTTGCCGGCTAAGCAAACTGCGCACAGTGATGGACGATGGCGTATGTCTGCCGAATGTTGCACCACGTTGCGCTGGCCTCGAAGATGCAATGTTGCAAGCGCGTACTGATGCAAGGGTAGGGTGGTTACCCATTGTGCTTGCCAGGCAGGACGATGAAGAATGGCTATTGGCGTGGAGGGAAGAGGTGGATACGCGACTCATGGAAGAGGTGCGAACATGGCTAGGCGATGGCGATACGAAGGTGGCATAGGTAAGCCCATCAGCATGATTAACACCATTCGCTCACGCGGTGGTACATGGACACGCATAGCCAAAGCACATAAGGCTGTGCATATGTGCTGTGCTGTATGTGGTGCAGTGGCTGACCTAGAGACAGATCACATCATCCCATTGCATCGCGGTGGCACGAATGAATGGCGAAATCTTCAATCGTTATGTCAGTCATGTCACGTTATTAAGACAACGAGCGAAATTTGAAGACCCCCCGTCATAGGGCCGAGGGGCCTATACCCGCTAAGGCACCGCGGTGTGGATCCACGAAGACAGACGCGCGCCGTAAACACCTGAAACGACCGCCTTTATGCGCCGACCTAGCCGACGCCTACGCCGAGTCGATTGCCAGCGGAACCGCCGTCGCGAATCTGCGAATCGTTGACTCGTGCAAGCGCTACTTAGCCGAGCGCAAAGCGCCGGCGGCGCACCAGGTGTGGTGGGATGAGCCACGCGCCGAGGACGCCCGGGCGTTCGCACGCAAGTGCGGCCAGGGCGTGGAAGAGGACGCCGGCAAACCACTGGAGTGGATGCCGTGGCAGTGCATGGTGGCAATGATCTTGCTTGCCCGCCGGCGCGTGATCGCCAAGGTGAAGACCGACACGCCGGCGACCAAGGCGCTGCTGCTGGTGGTGGCCCGCGGCAACGGGAAAACCGAGTTCGCCGCGTCCATGATCATGGCAGCGATGCGCGACACGAGCACCAGCCTTGAGTTCTCAAGCGTCGCGCCGGATGGGCGCTTGGCGCAGAAGACATTCGAGCGCATGGCGACCATGTGCCGCACGCTGGCGCTAGATGACGCGGACAAGGACGATAAAGGGTGGACGTCCTCTGGTGGGTCTACGCCCGCGCATCCCGGCAGAGTGCGCCACGGTGGCAATAGGTACATATCCTTGCCGTGCACCGACCGTGCGCTTGACGGATTGACGACGCGCTTGATCGTCGCGGACGAAACAGCGCGCATGGACAAAGCGTTTGGTCGCTTGCTCACTGGGCTTGCCAAGTTCGCTACTTCGCAACTGTTGGCGATCACGACGCCGGATCCAGAGCAGAAGACGCGCCCGATTTGGGGCTATTGGCAAGCGTGCGAGGCCGCAATCACTGACGGAACGCCCTATCCGGCGGGCTGGTGGCCCATGATTTACGGCTTAGATGCCGACGATCAGGCTTCAGACCCTGCCGTTTGGGCGAAAGCGCACCCAGGTTTGGGCGTCATTGTCGACCCGACGCAGTTGCAATTGGCCGCGCAGACGATGCTAAACACCGGAGATCCGGTTCAAATTGCCGAGTTTGAGACGCAGCTAGCGTGCAGATACCACGAGATTGCCACGACTGACATCGATCTTGCGGTGCTTGAGCGGCAAATGGTGGATTGCGACTGGGATCGCTTGCGCGGCGCGCCAGCGGTCATCGGTCTTGACTTGAGCCGCGGTGGTTACGGAAGCCAACTTGACTTGACGGCGCTCACCATCATGGTGGTCGATGGCGGCATCATCCGTGCGCGGAACGTGTGCTGGTGGGCCGGCACGGACATTGCGCTTGATGAAAAGCGCTGCAAGAATCCGCTACAGGTGTGGATTGAGGCAGGACATCTGCGCCGAATGCCTGGTGAATGGCAGGATATGAGCATTGTCGAGGCTGAAATTGAGCACTTAATGACGCTCTACGACGTCCGAAAGATCGGCGTCGACCCGCATCCAGCGCAAGCGCGAGACATAAAGCGATGGCAAGATCGCGGCTGGCCCATCATTCCGGTCGATCAGAGCATCCGAACGATGGCTCCAGCGTGGAAACTGTGGGGCGATCTCTTGAAGTCGAAGCAACTTTGCTACCAAATCGACCCGGTACTTGCGTCCGGACTGAACAACGTGCGACTGATCCGTGACAACGTCGGCAACACGCGACCAGTGAAGGGACGCAGCGCCGGCAACATGGACGTGATCGTCTCCGGCAACATGGCAGCGCTTCTGATGGAACATCATCAGGTGCGCGAGTCAACCGGACTCAGCACCAGCGCTTGTCCGATTGGTTAAGGTGGCAAGTCTGAAATAATCGCTTGACAACGCGGGGCACATTTGTCCCATGCGTTGCAGTGAGCATCTTCGCACGATTCTTCGGGTTCAAAAGCGGCGTAGTTGTGTACGCACGCCCGGAACCACTGGCAACGCCAGCGCCACAGCATTTACCCGCTGTCGTTCGCGCCATGAATCTCATCAGCACGGACTTGGCGCGGCTTCCGTTCTCGGTAATTGACTCGCAAGGCCAGGTTGTCGATTCGCCGATCACGCAATTGATGACGCGGGAAGCCTCGCGCTGGCAGTCGGGCTACGAGTTTCGGCGGTACATGACCACGTGCGCGCTTGATTCGGGTAACGGTTTGGCACTCATTCGCCGTGATTCATCGGGCACAGTTGCCGAATTGCAACCACTTCCGAGCGGAACATCGACCGTCGAGCTCACAGAAGAGGGCGTGCAGTACCGGCTTGGCGGCAATCTCCTCAAGGCAGACCAGGTGCTGCACCTTGGTTGCTATCCGGATCCGCTCTCGCCGAGTTGGTATATGTCGCCAATGGAGTCTTGCCGGTTCGCAATGGAACTTGCGGCAGACCAGGACGCGGCCCACAAGAGCCTGATCCGCACCGGTAGCACCGGCAAGGTTTCGATCTCTCACCCGGGCGCGATGTCCGATCAGACGGTTCAAGCCATCCGCGACGCCTGGCAAACCATGCACGCAACCGCGGAGGGTGCATCGCGCCCGCTGATCTTGCGCGAAGGCATGAAGGCTGAGCGCATCAGCGCTGAATCAACCACAACTAGCATTGAGTCGCGCCGGTTCTCGATCCAAGAGATTGCCCGCGCATTCGGCGTACCGCCCGAAATGCTTTACCAGCAGGGCGGCGGGGCGCTGTCCTCACAATCCGAAACCGCACGCGCCTACGTTGACGGCGCACTCGCCCAATGGGTAACCGCGTGGGAGTCGGAGATCACGCGCAAACTCTGCGGGCCCGGCGAACACGCAAGGCTCGATACCGACGTCCTGCTCCGCGGCAATATGCGCGATGCCGGCATGGCGCTGTCCAAACTTGTCCTCGCCGGGATCCTCTCACCGAACGACGGCCGGAAACGCATGGGCTTGCCTCCGATCGCCGGCGATCAGTTCGACATTCCAAGTGTGTCCATGCCAGGCGGAATGAGCGCCGTCCAGGGCGACAACGCCACCGAGAACATCGATGGAGGTGAAGACATTGCTTGAAATCCGTACCGCCAAGATCAGTATGCAAGGCGAAAAGATCGGCGGCTACGCCAGCGTGTACGACGCTCCGAGCCATCCGCTTACCGTCCGCGGCCTCAATGGCGGCAAGCCATTTACTGAGAAGGTTGCCCGCGGCGCGTTCGACAACTCGCTTCGCTCCAACATCTCGCTGCTTGTCGGTCACGATTCGCGCGACCTACTCGCCAACACCAAGAGCGGACTGCTTGAACTGAACAGCGACGCACACGGTTTGGCATTTTCAGTGACCTTGCCAGATACAGAACTTGCCCGCTCTACGAGATCGCTTGTAGCCGCGGGCGTGTTTTCTGAAATGTCGTTTGGCTTCAACGTGATCTCAGATTCTTGGAGCGGCAACACACGCACGCTCAATCAAGTTCGTTTGATCGAAATTTCCGTAGTGTCCGAAGGCGCTTATCAGCAGACGAGCGTCGAGGCAAGAACCCTTCTGTCGGGCGCTGCCCGGCTTCGTCTGCGACTAAGGATGCCATCATGAAACTGTCCGAACTCTTTGAAAGCCGTAAGGCGCTCACCGCAGAGCGCGATTCCATTCTCGCACAAGATTCCCTGACCGTCGAGATCGAAGCTCGCGGCCATGAAGTCGCAAACGAACTCGCAACCGTTGAAGCCGAGATCCGTTCCGCGCAAATGCGGGAGCGTTTCGCTTCCTCAAGCGCCGTCGAGATCATCGCCAAGCGCGATATGGAACTTGGACGCGAAGAGCGCGACACCAAGAAGTACCGCGACCAGTTCATCGGTTGGCTCAAGGGTGGCGCTGCACCTGAAGTGCGTGCACTCTCGACCGCAACCACTCCTGCAACCGCTGCTGGCACGATCATGGTGCCCGCTGTCTACGAGACAGAGATTCTTAAGTACCTCGATAGCCAAGATTTCTTGCGCTCGTTGGCGGATTATCGCGGTGGAGTCACTGGCTACCCATCGCTCCGTTACAACACGCAGACCAGCGCTTCCTACGGTGGCGGCACCGGTTCGTGGATCGCGGAAGGTGGCACTGCTGTAACCAACGATATGGCACTTGCTGAAGTGCTGTTGCCTCCGAAGTTGTGCTCACCTACGACGCAAGTTTCGCAGACTCTCTTGCGCCAAGCCAACTTTGACGTCGAAGCCGAAGTCATGATGGACTTGCAAAAGAAGTTGAGCAAGAATCAGGCCTTTGCTTTCATCGGTGGCACGGGAACCAATATGCCAACTGGCATCTTTGATCCTGCAACCACGACCACTGGCGTTCGTAGTGGTGCAACTGTTGCATCGGGTAACACCCGTGCATTGAAGGTGACCGCTGCAACCTCTACATCTGCGGTGACGATTGAGAATCTCACCAAGATGCGCTACGAGACTCTGCCAGCGGCTTACTGGAACAGTCCAACATGCGCTTGGATCATTCCGCAAGACGTCTACGCAGCGATCGCTGGCATCCTCGTGAACAATGTGCCGCTGTTTGTTCCTTCTGCTGATGCTGGCATCAGGAATGCAGCACCATTCACGCTCATGGGCCTCCCGGTCTACGTAACGCCGTACGTCCCGGTGAACACAACTGCTACCACACTCAAGACAGTGATGGCAGTGGTTGGAGACATCCGCGAGTCGTACAGCATCCGCGAGTGGGCAGGAATCGGGATGATCCGCGACGACATCACGCTGGCCACGACTGGCCAAGTGAAGTACACCGCGATGTCGTTTGCCAACGCAAACATCACCCGCGGCGATGCGCTCGTTCAGTTGCGCGTCACCAACGTCTGATTCTGATCCTCTCATCCTTCAGGTGGGTGGGGCTTCGGCCCTACCCACCTGCAGCGAGGAACAATGGCTCTAGACATTGCAAAGTTCCGCAGTTGGGCCCGCATTCCTCACACGGAGGATGACCCGGCTATTGGCATTGCATGGGCAGCAGCCGTACGCGAACTGGAAGAGCGCACCGGGTGGTGCGTGGAATCGGTCACCAGGACGCAGTGGGTGCCCGCAGCGCCCTTGACAATCTACGGCGGTCTGTACCTCCGTCTTGAGCGCCAAGGCGACCTGGCGGGCACTACGGTCACCTACAGCGACAGCGCCACCACGCCGCTGACCGGGAACCTCAACAGCGCCAAGATCCAAATCAACGGTCTGATCTACGTGGACATGGAGATTGACAATGTCAATCTGACCTACCCGGTCACCCTTACCGTGACGGCCGGCAACGCAGCGCTCAACCCGCTGCTCGAGATGGCGCTCCTCCAGCGCGTCGCGCACCATGTTGCAAGCCGCGGCGATGACACCATCGCGCTCGACTCGACCTACTGGGATCGCATCACAGGCATGATGGGCAAGGGAATCGGATAATGGCTGGGCACGTCCCATCCGGAATGCTGAGGCTTTCGATGACGGTACAAAATCCCGTGCGAACCATCGACAGCGTCGGACAGGCAGAAGTCTCATGGCTGAGTGTCGCACAGATTGCTTGCCACATTGACTCGGCACGAACAAACGAAGTCGTAGACGATCTTGGCGTTAACGCCCGCTCCGACTGGCGCATTCTGGCCGCTTGGCATCCTGCCGTTACCACCAATAGCCGACTGCTTTACGTAGACAACGGCACCGAGCGCGTTTTCAACATCCGCGCTTGCTTTGATCGTGACCAGAAGCGCCGGCGCTTGGAGATGGAAGCGACGGAGGTAACCGAATGACGGCTACCAAGATCACAATGAAGACGCAGTTTGTAGACGGTAACGTCCGCACGGCGCTTGCGCGTCTTGGGCCCAAGGTTGCCGAGAACGTCATGAAGCGATCAATGCGCAAGGCTTTGCAGCCCGTGCGCGTGGCGCTCACTCGGACTTGGTTGTCTGCCAGCTACCGTGGCTATCCGTGGAGCCGTCAAGACATTGCCAACGCAACCATGGTTGACGTCCGGCGCGCTGGCGGTAAAGCGTCAGCAGGAGTGGCAGGGCGCGTGGGCGTCATGTACGGAAAGAAGGCGGGCAACTCCAGTGGGCGCCAAAAGATTTGGCACTTGCTTGAAGGTGGATTCCGGCACTACGTTAAGGGATCCAAGGCGTACGCCAACTTCAGCAAGGACGCGAAGGCAGAGCAAGTGAACTACAAGGCGATCATCGCCGCGAAGCGCCCAGCGGCACTGGCAGGGCCACGTTCAGAGCGCGCCGGGAAACTGCGGGCAGTCTTCGCCGCAGCACGCGAGGCAGCGCCTACCTTCGTCGCAGAGCGCTCGGGACGCACTGAACAGCGAAAGACCGCCACAGCAAAGCAGATCCCGGGAGCGTGGCGTTCCCGCGCCGTAGCGTCCCGGATGCTGCCTGAGATCACGAAGAACCTACGCGACTACATCCTCCTAGCGGCTAAGGAGGCTTTACGTGGCAACAAGTAGAAGCCTGAAGACCATTACGGAAGCGCTGTACGACTATCTAAAGACGCGCATCGGCGTGGCTGAGTTGTCGCCGCGCTGGCGTCGGCAGGGCGACCCGCTGCCATATGTCGTTTACGAGTTCACCTCTGCCGCATGGGCGCAGACCACGAACACCGTCACGAACATGGTCACGCTGTCGGTAAACTTCTCCTGCGTCGCTGCAACGGTATCGGAAGCAATGGACGTAGCCGATGACATTACCGAAGCATTCGCAACTAGTGTGACAGAGGGCTCAATCACCTTCCGGATGGTTGATATCAACATGAGAACGCTCGACGCTGTACCCGATGACGGTACAGGCGATGCCGAAC